TCTGTTCTGTTTTTGTTCTTCCTAATCCTCTTATCCCTAAGTAACTATATATACTACTCGGGTTAATCTGACTATTATCGTCATACACATCACTTTTCTTATAATCATGTTTCATCTTAATCTGAGGTAGGTGTACTTTGTCAATCTCTCTTCCTAAGTCTAATTTATTCATATGTAATTTCCCGTTAAATAATCTTACGGGTACTTCGAACACATCCAATTGTACTTTATAACTTCCGAATAATGGTCCTATTGTTGGTAACGTTTTTACGTCACAATTCAATTCAATATCAAACGTATCACCTGGTAATCCTACTTCCGTCATAAACGGCACCAATGTCCCCGCACTCATGCTACTTCTCCATAAGTAACTTAAGTTATGACTACTTCTTTCGAATGTCTTTGTTACATATTTATTTTTCTTTCCACTTCCTAAACGTTCTCCGCCTAATTTTATACTACTGCTCATCTTTTACTTCATTTATTTGATTAATTAATACTAATACTTGTACGATTCGATTCCACGTAATTTCTTTCAAATCTTCCTTACACTCGTCTACACTTTTAAACTCTTCTGTAATTCTATATTTTCCCATTGTTCCGACCCATCCGTTTTCATCATTTCCAATTACTACGAACGGGCTATCATCTACGTCGTGTCTTGTTAATGGTGTTACTTCTTTGTCTAATTCTAATTCAATCGCGTTTTCTTCAAATGTTTTTGTACTCATTTTCTTTAATTGTTTTTAATTATTACTTACCTATTTTACCATCTTGATTGATGTCTATCTTCGTGATTTCTTCTATCACGTTCACTATCTCCCTTAGCACTACGGGTGCTAACATTCTTCCAATTTTTTTAGCTAATCCTCTTAACATAATTTTACTTGTTTTTAATATTAATTTTATAATTGTTCTTGCTATCCATAAGGCTATTAAACTTATCCACGTCTTTAACCAATATACACCCTCTACTATGTTTTGTCTCCCGTCCATTGTGTATCTTTATTTCCGTTCTACCTGGTACACCTTTCAACTCCCATAAATTCCTTTTAAATTTTGGACTCCATTCATATACTATATCATATATTCCCGCATCTACCATGTTTGTTCTATTCTCTAATGTTCTTATTATTCTTCCATTTATCATCATTTTTCCAAGAACTCTCTTTTCTTCCCACTTGTCCAAATCATAATACTTCCTTTCTAATACTAACTCCAATTCTCGCCCCATTTCTTAACCCATTTTTCAGCCCAATCTAATCCATGTTCATCAATATCGATTTCTTCAATTCTATCTTCTTTTCCACCATTTTCATGTAATTTTTCCGCTCTTGCCATATTTCCTCTAATTTTTTAATTTCTAATCTTAATTTTTCTCTCTGTGTATACATTTGTAAACTTCTTTATTTAGATTCAATCTATTTGTTCTATAATTTATACTATGGTAAATAACTTTTTTCTATCCTCCGCCCTTTATTCATAAGGCTTTGCTATCTATCCCTCCCCTATCGGGGGACTGTCCTTTTTTTTTCTTTTTTTGCTAATATACACTTTTTTTTTTAACGTCTGAGGTAGGAGGTAGGGGGTTGCACAACCAAACCCCCGACCCGTTACAACTTTTTCGCCCTTGGTCGATACCAAGTTCCCCGCGAATAGCGGCCTAACGGAGTGTTTCCCTCAATTTCTTATCCCTCTGTAATTTTTTCATATTTCTTATATCATTTTCATATCGTTTCTGATTCCAATTTACTTCATCACTACCATATCCAAGCCTCTTATTTTTCTTTTGTGCTTGTTCTCTTGCTCTTGTTTCTCGTTCTTCCGCATCATCCCATTTTAAATCTATTCTTGTTCCATCTATCCAACGCTCTTCTTTGTCTAATGTATATCCCCATAACTTTTCACGCTCATCCTCATTCCATATCTGATTCCTCCAATATATCGGCATACTATATTTTTGTCCATTTCTCGCTTTATACGTTACGTCTGTTTTACTTTCTTTAAACGCATTTTTCTTTTTGCCAACTCTTTCAATATATCCTCTTCCAATACCTGGACTTACACACATCTTCGGTATATACTCTTTATGCTTCAAATCTATCTTCGTTAAATACTTTGTCACATATTTTATTGTTGCATTACTCACAAACTTTCCTATCCACACATGTCCATATTTCCATCTCTCCCGTATTAACTCGGGATTATCTGCATACATTATTCCATGTATATGTATTCTTTCTGTTTTTGTTTCTCCTAATTCTGTTACTAACCAATGTCTTATTGTCTTTCCCTCATAATATCTCCACAACTCTAAAAATCTTCTTATTCCTTTCACTGCACTTGCATTGTCTAACGCATATCCCTCCAATGTTTCCATACTCTCTGCTTGCACATCATCTTCTAACTTCTTTAACTCTTCATCACTAAACGTCATTGTTACCATATGTCCATTTTCATGATCCTTTATATCTTCCATCAATCGCACCATCCAACCATTACCTTTCTGCTTTCTACATTCTATACATTTACCGCATCCCGCTGGTATCTGTTTCATTCTCTTATCATTTAACGGGGGCACAATACCCCCGTTTTTCTTATTACTTCTATATTTCGGATTTGTTACTAATCTTGAATATATACACATATCTATCCTCTAAATCCTTTAACTACTTTTGCTGCACCACCTAATACCTTTCCTACTGGTACTAAATTTCCTAATCCTTTAGTTAATATTTCAAATGCTTTAGCTCCTCCAATCATCATCAATATTGTTTTTGCTTCTAATCCCGTTTCCTTTTCTAGGTATTGCATTGTTTTAGTTATTACACTATCATTTCTATTTAACCCCGTATCTTTCATCCATTCTAAATCTTTATTATTTAATTCAGTTTCTGAAATCATTTTTTTAGATGCTTCACTATTTAAATCTGTTATCGATTTATTCAGCTTTGCTTTACTATCTTCAGTTATCCCAAGCTTTGTATTCAAATCAGCTTTACTAATACTTTCTTTTACTCTTTGCTGACTTTCACTTATTCTTTGGTTACCCTCATCTGTATCTACACCTCTTTTTTTCTTTGCTTCTTCATCATTTAAGTTCGCTTGACTATCTTGCAACTTTATCTGTGACGCTGCCAACGCTGCTTGTACACTATTTCCAATATCCATCGGCGCATGACTATTTCCACTTTGCGCACTTCCTCCGCCTTGGCTTCCTGTCGTCTGACCACCGCCACCGCTCATTCCATACATTAACCCTGGATTCAATCCTGCTTCTTTCATCATTTCCATCTGCGCTCCATAACCCGTGTCTCTCCATGTCTGCATCTGTAATTTCTGTCCTTGCTTATTTAATTCTTGTTGATTCCCAAACTGAATCCCCATTAATTCTTTCTGTCTATTGTGTTGCTTCCTTGCTCTTTTGTTTTGTCCTATCATTCCTAATATTCCACCGGCTGCTCCACCTATTGCGCCTCCCCAATTAAAACTATTATTGTTATCACTCATATTTTCTATTTTTCGTGCTTTTCTTAAAAGCTATTTTATACTTACTTGATATAATATTATTATGTGCGTAGTCGTGATTTAATTAAAAGGGCATATACTTCTACATGCCCCCTAATCACTTCACATAATGACTAGCCTTCCGCTATTCCTTTTCCTTTGTCCTTACTATCGACTTCATTCCCTACAATGTCCTCTTTTGTAATTCCTTTTTTCTCTCTCTGTGCTTTAGTACTTTTCTGTACTGCATCCATTGCATCTGTTGCTACTTCCCATCTATCTGTCCTGATATCATGTTCAGCTCTTACACCATGTTTCCGCTCTGTGTACACATTTGGCGCTCCATCTTCAATCGGCTCACCATTGTTCACAACTCTTTCCACTTTCTCTTCTATTGTTTCCCCATATACTTTTGGTACTCCATTTACTAACGTTTTTGCCATTTTAGGCACTTTATATCCCATTTCTTTAATTTTTATAGGTTAGGTATCACTTTTGCACTCATCTTTCTTCTAGCCGTATTATTTACACTTATCTGTGTCCAAAAATTTTGACTATCTAAACTTGTCTCCGCAAATATGTGGTTAAACTTACTTGGGTCTATATAGGTTGTTATATCCTTTATTCCCTCTTCGTTTGCTTCATTTGTTCCCTCATACTTTCTATTCAATGTCATAAACATTTGACTATTCTCCTCTGCGAACGCTCCTCTTGTTTGGTTTACCGCTGTCATATAGTTCAACCATGCCGGTACTTTACCTACTGACTTATATCCAACTGCATGTCCATTTGCCGTATCAATCTCTGTATCAAACCACGCCATTTCATCCGTTATCAAATCTTGAAATCCAATTTGGTCTAAATCAGGCTTATGTAAATCATCCAACGTCTTCAGGTTTGTATCCCATTTATTTCCTTGACTATAATCTACCCTTGGCGTAATACTCGCAATTCCCATTACATAGCATGGCTCATGACATTTTACTACCATCTTACCACCTTTATGTTTTCCGGTTAATTTTCCACGTCCCGCTAATGTTCCTAACGCATGTTCGTTGCTACTCGTTTCAGTCTCTGCCGTACTTATTACTTCCTCGAACGCTAATTCTTTGATTAAACTTCCATGATATACCGGCGTCTCTGTTTTTCTTACACTTTCATGACTATATACTGCATTAATCCAATCATTGTAACTTCCGCCACTCATGTTAATTCTGTTCAGCATTTTATATACTTTATTTGCTAAGCTTAACGCATCTATCGTAAAACTTCCACCGCTTGTATCTACTGCCGTCACTTCACTAACTCCGCCACTTCCATCTATCCAATCCGTGTCAATCCAATTGTTAAACTTATCACTTTGGTAGGTCTTTACTGCTAATCCCTCTTGTGTTCCTAATTTACAATACTCTCCATTTAATTTCTTTAATCCTAAACTATACGGTATTCTTCCCTGATCATTTATTACATAACTACTTGTCCCTCTCACGTCTGCTAGTAAATCCATTTGCATTTCATCAATATTCGCTAACGGAAACTCTTCTAAATTTGCTACTCTATTTCTTGCTATTGTACTTGTAAAACTTGTTTGGTAATAATACCATGATGTTTCACTATTTAAGTCTGTTTCACTTAACCCTTTGAAATCTGTACAACTCATCCATCTATTATTTGTGTCATCTGTATAATGATTTATCGTTTCAAATAATTGATCTACATAAACCTCTTGCCAAACTCCCGTTCCTAATTTATATTTTATTTTCGCAGTCTCTGGTTGTATATCTCCTATTCTTGTTTCATTATTATATTTAAATTTTAACTCTACAACTTCCCCCGCCGATATTGTTCTTACAACGTTTAAACCTAAATTATTTATTCTTTGGTTTGAACTATTTACATCTATATCATTTACTCCATTATCTGTATGTATTACAAACGCATTTTCTTCTTGCTTATTTGCATAGTAATTTTTGAAAATACTCCAATATCCCAA